TAGCAGATTGTACATTCCACGTTCGTCAAACTCTTTAAGTTCTTCGTATGCTCGCTCATATTCTATTGAATAAAGTACAGACATTGGATCAGTAGCATTTTTCATCGTCATTATTTTGCGCATACACCAATCATCTACGTCAATCCGCTTGTATTCGTCGGGCATAAACCACTCTGATTGGCACACACCGTCAAAAGTCTTTTGATCTACATCTAAAGGAATATATGTTTGTAGCGTATCAAAGCCTTGTGCTTCCATAGCACGGTTGAACTGTTCTACATCATCACTAGGATCGCAGAGGACCACGTGGCACTTGCCAATGTTGCCACTGTAGATCATATCTATCAGATCACGGTTCGTAAAGCGTAGGATACCTAGTTCGTCTGTTTTCATTAGCATATATGTAGTTTAACTGATATTAATTAAACTGTCAAGATCATTTCCGCCATTATCTTGATATTGTTCTCTTTGACGTTGAGCAGCAATATCTCGTCTTGAATATAGTTCAATCTTGTAAATCTCTAATATATTTACTATCTGTGATTTTACTTGTGGATTTTGTGATTGAAAGAATTTGCGTTGGAGTTCCATTACTTTGGCCTCCAACTGAATGTCTGTAAAGGATGATAGGTTATCTATCAAAGGGTTTATCATGTAAACACACCTAGGTAATTGGCATACACTGTGTTGCCTTGATTCACTGTCCAAAATTCTACAATCACAGGGTTGTCTCTATTGGTCACACTGTCTACAGTCAACGACGCAGGAAAATTAGCTGATTTTTTAAGAACGCCGCCACCTTCTACAGTAAGAGTCACAGTGTGTATAACACTAGCGTCACCGTCAGCGGCGCTGCCTTTGAATTCAACAGTGATTTTAGCATAGCCGTCACGTTGTGGCCAGTCTGCTAGAGCAAAATTGATTGTGCCAGGATTGGCATTATCGTTTAGGTTTAGTGCAATACTTTGATAATGACCATTTAGGAAACTGATATTGTCCCCGCTGGTTTTAGTACCAGCATTGAAATATTTTTCCGTAGTTAAAGCAAGATTTGCATCGGCTATGGTAGTACCATTGAAATCATTTTCTTCATCTAATTTAGCAGTTGAATTTTGTAGCTGTGTAATTTCACTAGCTGCTGTAGCTATTCCTGTTTTGATAATGCTAAAGTTATCACGAAACCCCTGTGTATCGTTGTCAATACCTGCTACTGGATATGCTCCATCGATTGTTTCACTTATGATCTGACTAGTCATTTGTTTTCCTTGTTATAAACATATTTATTGCTGTTATATGTTAAATTGATAATTTGCGAACAGAATAAATTGTTCCTGTTGTACGCCTTCTGTTCTTTTTATTATATATCTATCAATGTCGTAGTTGATAGATTTTTGATCAAATGCGTTGTTTTTAATGTTAGCTAAAATTCTAGTACCTTCACCTGGCTTACAATAGCAAACTGGTATAGCAGTCACATAATCAAGTTCTTGAAATCCGTTCTGTGGTGTACGCATCCACAGCGGTAGATAGTTTCTTTCTTTTTTACCTACAGATTCGATGTTGTCTTGCATGTGTTCTATGCTTGATCTGTATCTTACGTTGTCTTTGCTGTGGCTTACTTTGATAGCATTGCTGTCTGCTTTAATAGTATTGGCAGGGTTTGGTCTAATACGCTGTGGTTCACTGTCACTTCTTTCAAGTGTCACAGTAACATCGCTGGTGTTGAACAGTTCTAATTCAAAATCAGCGTTGTCTACGTTCAGTTCAATATCACCGTCTCTAGTTTCTATTACCAGTTCGTCATTTTCGGCAAATATAAATCTCACATATCCGCCACGTCCGTATATAGGCAGTGCGTCATATCCAGCACCTGTTTTGGTTACATCATCTTTAGCAGCATAGAGTAAACTGTCAACAGTGATTCGATTCTGTGTGTTTATTTTAAAGCTGCTGGCAGTCTTGCCTTTGGTGCTTTGAGCAAAATCTTTGACTTCTATATACACAACTTCATATACAGTTTCATCTGTGCCAGGCTCTCTAGCAACAGCAGTTTTAAATTCTCCCAGAGCATACTGTTTTCTACGGTGATTCTTTGCTGAGGCAGATACAAAGTTGCCTACACTTTTAGATTCTATACCAGCATAGACCAACATGTCAAGATTCTTTTGAATACCAAACGCTGGATCGCCCAGTCTATAAATTCTGCCGGGTTCAAATACATCAGGGTTGCTGATAAAGTTTCTGTATATAGTTCTTTCAGCATCCTTGAGCATAGGTCTCATATAGATGTCAGTGTACTCTACATCATCTAGGTCTTCTATTTTGAGAATAAACTGTCTTTCTATCGCAGTGTAACCGAATCTATCACGTGCTTCTACAGTAAATCTATACTCTCTGTCGAATGTAGTATCGCCCGGCAAACTACCATCCCACGAAACTGTTTTGTTATCAAACGTAGTAAGCCCTAAGCCATCATTGTTGGCAAACTGTCTTGCGAAACCTATAATTTCGCCATCGTAACGCAGTGTCATACCGTTGGGCAAGTGTCCACGCTTTAGAGTGTAGATCATTTTTGTATCTGGTACTGTGGTTTCAGCTTCAACCTTTAGTGTACTGACAAAGTTAGCATTTATTGTGCCCAGATCTATAGGAGTAATCCAGCTGATGTTGGTGTCAATCTCGCCAATCACACGCAGATCAAAAGTTTTGGTTGTGCTGGGAATGTACACATCATCACGATCTGCTACTACTAAGGTTTCGCTAAAGAAGTCATTTCTAAACAGAGCAATGCCAATATTACGACCTTGATTTAATTGCCTTGAAAGATTTTTATCAAACTGTATTCTATCTTCGTTGTCTCTCAGCAATGCTACACGAATCTCTCCACTGTCACCCAATGTTAAAAAGAAACTTCTGATGTTGGAAATTACTCTGCTTCTAGCTGTGCTGGGCACACGTATACGCCAGCGTGTGCGGTCAACTACTTCAACGTAAGCTGTGCCGCCGTATTCGTTTTCCAATGACTGTTTGGTAGCAGTTAGCCTATCAGCAAGACTTAGTTCATCAAGTGTTTCAGCAACCTGTGTCCAGTTAGCTAAAATAAAGTTGATTTGTATATTGCCATCTTGGTCTAATACTAGATTGTCATCTTGGTCCAGTTGAGGTGTAACACTGTGACTTAGTACACATCTATAGATAAATCCATTGCCTCCCGATTCAGTAGTATAAACAACATAATCACCTACAAAATAGTTTTCGTTAACCTGTATATTTTGTGGAGCACCACTGGGATATATTTCGTCGTTAACCGGATCTAGTTGAGCAACTTCATATTCAATATACGGTGTAATCGAATCTATGATATAAGTTTCATTTTCTTCAAAACGCAATACTCGCTTGTTGTATTTTTCTTTTTCAGATTCTGTTAGCCTTTGAACAAACATATGATCTTGACCTGTAGTGGCAGTCCTACTCAACAATAAGCTGATGCTGGGTGCTAGTGTTTGATCTAGGAATATAATATCGTAATCACTGTTTCTACTGTCCACGTTGATCACACGATATTGTCTACGTCCTAACAGGATGTCTCTACCGATAAGATCAAATAGATCCTGTACTCCGTCTATGTTGCCAGTAAGATCTACTTTAAATATTTTAAAACTATTCTTTCCCAGCAGTGTGTCTTCAAAAAAGTTAGCAAATATCTCAACAACTTCAAGGTCTGTGGTTATTCTAGTGACTCTGACTGTGAATTTATAGTCTGTGGTAATAGCAGGTTGATAAGGAACATAGCCAACAATTTCACCAGTTTGACTGTCTAGGCTCAGCCCTGGAGGTAATTCGCTAGGTGATGAGTCATTGTTAACACTTTCTAATGTAAATGTTATAACACCTTCCAGTGTAGGATTATCTATAACGTCTAGGTACAGTGTTACATAGTTATTAGCACGTTTAAATCCTAGATCGCCGGGCGTTAACCAAGTTGGAGTTCTTACATTAGTAGCGTCAGCACGGAAAACACCTGTGCTTGACTGCATAATAGTGTTATCTGCTTTGAGATAATCATCGCCCACTACGTATATTCTAAACTCTCTACGTACAAAAGTGTCACCATCTGTTACAGTTACCGCAAACGGATAATATCTGTTCAGCTTGCGTGGATTAGCAGTTGGCTCATTGTAGTCATAATCTTGTGTATCGTAAAAGAAACTGCTAAATCCGTTAGAACTTAATATACCATAGTCTGCGGGCAATCTACCGTAAGGGGCACGGTCATACCCGCCAGCTTGAAAACGCTTGTCCAAACTCAACAAAGGCTCTACAATACCAAAAAGTCTGCCGTCTTCTGTTAATGTTATGCCCGGCGGCAGTTCTCCATCATCGTTGGCAATAAAGTAGCTGAGAATGTCACCCGCGGGTAAATCAGTATCTGTAGCAATCAGTTGAAAGTCGATTAATTCGTTGTCCAGCACATAAAGTGTATCGTTGGGACCCACAGGTAGTAGACCTGGGTTAGTTAGCCACTGTGGATCATCAGGCCCAGTAACAGCTATTTCTATAGTTCTATCTTCAAATTGATCTTGATAGACAGCTCTCAGCACCACAGTAAATGTTCTGTTGAACGCAACTTCATACACAGTGCCTACTATTCGATTATTTTCTAGTCTAGTACCGGTAGGCAATTCGCCACTGATAATTTCTAATTCTAGCCCGTTGACATTGGCCAGAGGAAGAATCAGTTCCACTACACTTCTTTCTATCAGTGTGGTCAATCTCGAACCTGAACTTATGCTCCATAGATTAGAGTTAATAGTATCTTGACTCATTCGCCATATTCCTTATACAACGTATTTATCGGAATATCAGATTGAACCTAGATCTATGTTAAACGCTGCTGGATTTCCGTATGTTCCTTGATCGACATCTACAGTAGCAGCTAACAAATCTATTATATTAGTAATGGTTAAGCTGATATTGCCTAGGTCTATGTTATTAAAATAATACGCTGTAGCAGCTGGATCAACACCGTTTACATTTCCAGTTAAATTACCTACAAAACTGCCAGTAGCAGTTCCTAGATTTAATATATTAAATCCCTGCGCATCTAAATCGCCACCCAGTTGAGGAGTAGTATCTTCTACTATCTCTGATACATATTCGTTGGTAATTGTTAGAACACTGTTGTTAATGCTGGTACTAATACCAGCACCACCTACAATAGTTAGACTAGCACTGGTATCAAGGACAACACTGCCGCTGTCTGCGTTTACAGTAATGTCAGTAACCACATTTGACGCATTGATTACGATTTTCTCATTGTCAGCCGACAGTGTGATATTATCGCCGCCTGCTATTTTCTTAAACTGTAGGTCGTAGTTTACACGATTAAAAAATACACCTTCGCCCACTGCGCCTAAGTTACTAGCAGTGGTCTGCTCATCATCACGTAGATCAAGTTCTTCAAAGTTTTGATTGATTTTGACCATTGCTTCACGAAGATCGTCACCAGTTCCGTCGTTTGCTATTTGACCTATATTGATTAATTGTATTGCCATCTTTGTTTCCTATTATGAAGCTGTGATCGTACCAACCATTGAGCTATGGAATTGACAGATGTAATAGAATGTACCACTGCTACCAACTGTCCATTGAACTGTTCCAATTTGTGCGCCGTTATTAGTTACACCAGTTGCAGTGCTGCCTGTGCCTGTAACTGCCGCTGTCTTAACATAAAACGGATGTCCGCTGGCATTGACTACAAAGTCTACAACATCACCGTTGTTAAATGCCAAGGCTTGGTTATCTCCGCTGACTGAACCGTTTCTATCATTACCAGTTAGTGTATAAGCACTAGCGCCATTGTTTACAACATTAATTGTGTAATCTGCGGTGGGGGCAGGCGTAGTACTAGTATCATTAATAGTAATATTTGAGGATGTTGCTACAACAGTACCACTTACACTATCAGTTCTAATACTCACAGTAAATGTTTCTGGCCCTTCAGTTGAAGCGTCAGCAGATGGAGTTACTGTAAATGTTCCAGCATTGCTGTTAATTACAAAACTACCTGAGCTAGTACCAAAATCTCCTGCATTAGTAACACTCCAGTAGAGAGTAGTTGCATCTGCTACGTTAGTTGTAGTGATATTAAATACTAATGCACTTCCTTCGTTAATATTGTTAGCTGCCGGGGTTACTGCATAGGTCGGCGACGGAGCAGCCGCAGGAGGTGCTTCTTCACTGACTGCTGTAGTACCTAATGTTAACTGTACTGCACTATTAAACTTATTAAATGTAAATCTATTATTACTGCCTAACAAACTTCGTGTATCAGTATAATCTACACTACTAACTGTATCATATATCTGTGCTGTTTTTGCAGTAGTATTAATATGTGCTAGTGCTTGTGCAGGGGTTGAATTAGGATTAATCTGCAACCACAATGCTAGCATACCTGCAACTTGTGGGCTAGCCATTGATGTTCCGGTAATATTATTAATTAAGAAGTCAGAGTTTGCAGGGTAAGGATTGTTAAGAGTAGTAGCACCAAATACATTAGTAGTGCTCATTGCGCTCATAATATCTGTTCCTGGAGCATAAACACTTACTCCTGGTCCCGTTTCCGAACTTACTGCTTTTTGTTCTAGGCCGCCTACGTGTTCTACGCTGTCTATGTTACCGACAATATGTGCTTCCTCATCGTACGGACTTGATCCTTTTTGATACTCTACTGATCCTGTATCTGCTGCAATAAAGTTACTGTAATCATCTCCGCCCACTACATCAATTTTGTGACTTCTATTACCTGCTGCAATTGTAACGTGTACACCAGCATCAATTAATTCTTGTAAGTCTGTATCTGCTGATGGTGCTCTAACATTAGTAGCGAATGTGCCGCCGACCCCGCCACTTACAGGGGGTAGACCAAATGCCCAACGTTTAGCAGTAGTGTCAATATCTGTACCTGTTTTTAAAACGCCACGATATGTAAGATTAGTAACAGTATTATAATATCTTAAATATCCCCAACTCATATTTACTATTGTAGGACGCTTGACACCGGTTGTAGGGTCCACCGGCTTTGCAAGATGCCATTCCTTAATGCAATCAAAAGCGTATGTGGTACTAGTACCAGTCCCGCTATCGCCAGGACCTTCTAATCCACTAAGTTTTAAACTATAAATCCTAGCGTTCTTAGCCCAGCCATATGTCTTGCCTGCTACTGTGCCTGCAACATGTGTACCATGTCCGTCAAAGTCTCTATAATAGTTTGCATTTTGAGCAGGCATTCCTGCAATGCCGCTAGCAGTAGTCCAATCAATTTGCTGTACTCTGCTCACACCGTTAGCATCTTGAAATTCTGGATGATCTGCTTGTATACCGCTGTCCATAATAACAACATCAACACCTGTAGCATCTAATGTATAATTATAACCGCCTGTAACAGTTAAATCTGTATAAGGATTTGTTGCTTCGTTAATTCTACGCATCCCCCAATTTAAAAAATCACCTCGATCTAATGTAGTTTTTGTAAAATTGCCTACTTGTACAGCACGAGTACCAATTCCTAAACTAGAATCTAATTCTGGTAGCAGTGTTACACCATACACTCTAGGATCAGTACGCAGTACGTCTGCTTCTAGATCAGTTAACATGTAATGTGTATTACGCTGTGATGCTGGGCGTGCATTGGCAACTGTAACATCTCTACTGGGAATTGCACCAGCGCCTGTAGCAGCAATCATTTCTGCGTTAAATGCAGCGTAGTCTACGCCTTTGTTTAAACTTACAATATATTCTTGTTCACTCATTTTATTTTCCTATATTATGCTGCTGCTGCAACTGTTACCCATGCGCCGCCTAAGTATACTACTAATGTGTTTTTACCATTTGCAGCAGGATCCCATCCTGTGCCGTCTGCAATAACCATCATTCCGTTTACAGGATCTGTTGGTTCTGTGTTTAGAGGTGTTAGTGTCATCATATCACTAAACATTGCAAAGTTTATCGCGTCAACCATTACACTACTATCGTCAGCAAATATACTACCTACAACATCACCTATTAGTGTACCTGTGTGCGCACCGTTTGCATTACCTTCTAGTGTTCCGTTAACTGTTGCATTGTGTATTGTTACTGCTTGACTGCGTGTACTGCCTGTAGTACCTATTATAACATCGCCTGATGATGCTGTTGCGTTAATTGCAATATTTGCAACGTCTGCAGGATTACCTGGAGTCTTTGGTTCTGTTGTTAATTCAATATAATTAATACCGGTTTGATCCATTTGGATCTTACTTAATCCGCTATCGTCTGTTCCTGCATTGATATTAATAAACCCGTCAACATTAATTGCTAAATCGTCAGTAGTATAATTTTCAATAGTAGTTGCTTTAACTACTGTACCCGAAATGCTATTAGACACAACAGGTCCTGTAATAGTACCAGATTGTCCATCAATCATTACAGTAGAATCGTCTGCTACTACGCTGCCTTTTAAGTCACCTGTTATGCCAGCCTGTGCTTCTATATTACGTACTATAGGCCCAAAGAATCTAATATTGTTAGCAGTCAAGTTAACAAATGTGTTAGTGCCTTGCGGACCAATACTAATTGCATTACCGTCGCCTGTTGCTGTAGTAATACTAATACTGTTGTCTGCTGTAATTTCACCTGCAATTAGTGCGGGCAAGTTAACTGTACCGTTAATAGTAGTTGTACTACCAGCATTACCAATTGCAATTGATGTTGCGGCTGATGCACCTATAGTTAGTGCTGTGTTGTCAATGTTACCTGTTACGTTTGCAGCTAATCCTGTAACTGTTGCTCCTGTAAAGTCAGCAGTTGATCCACTTGCAAAGTCTACAGTGTTTGTGCCGTTGCCTAGTGTAACAGTGCCACTTGTACCAGTTCCGATATTAACTGCTGCGCCAGCAGCTCCTAATAAAGTTACGCTGTGAGTTGACCCAATTGTAATTTGTCCTGTGTCACCATTTACTGCTACGCTTGCATTGCCACCGTTGCCTGTTAGTTGTGCTAACCCACCTGTTGCGTCTATAGTAAAGTCACCATCTAATGAACGCATCAAAGCACTTGTAGATGCTGTTATGTTTACACCAGATTGTGATAATAGTATTAAACTTGTACCTTCTACAGTTTGCGTATTAACTTTGTCAGCAGTTAATTCATTGTTAACTGCATCAACCATTACAGCACTGTCGTCTGCAAATACACTACCTACAACATCGCCTGTTAAGTTTCCTACAAAATATGCACCAGCTTTTGCTTCAAATGCTCCAGCAGTTTTAAATTGAACATAAGGATTTGGACCTGCGTCTAAATACGGCCCAGTGCCCCAAAAGTGCGTTTCAGCCTGTGATTGAATATATGTATCACTACCGTAAGGATTAATTAGTATACCGTTGCCAGTATCTCCGTCTACACCTGACTTAATCTGTAACGGGCCGCCTCCGGAGATATTGCTAATTATTGATGCTGTTAATCCTACAGTGGATACACTAGTAGTTGCTTCAAATGTTCCTGCAACTAATGTCTCCGAACCTAGCGTCCATTTGTCTACACTGTCGTTGTATACAAAAGATACATTAGACACTGTACCTCTATCAATTTCTATACCAGCAGTTGTGTTTGTAACACCAGCGCCTGATTCGCCGCTGTTGAGTACAATTACGTTGTCGCTGATTGTTGTGTTTGTTGTGTTAACTGTTGTAGTTGTACCACTTACTGTTAAGTTACCTGTGACTACTACGTCGTTAAAGTTTGATGTTCCTGTGGTAGCTTCTACATTGCCATTTACATCTTTCCACGCACTGCCTTGATACATTTGCAAACGACTAGTTGTGATGTTGTAGATTACATCGCCTTCTTGTGCACCAATTGCTAGTTGTTCAGCAGTTGTAACACTAGCAAATCTAAAAGGTACAGCACCATCTATTTTAACTCTGTTTCCTGCTGTTAAACTGATGTCTGTTGAACTAGAGATCGATCCAATTCCCAGACCTAGACCAGTCTGTACACTTTCAGTTTGTACAGTAGGTACGTTTATAGTATCAAAATAACCATTACCAAAACGTCTTGACTCTGTACCTATGCTGCCTTCACCGTTGGTTTCTGGTTCGATGGTGGTTAATATCTCAGTTTGTCCTAGTTGAACATAGCCGTCGGCTAAAATTACAACAGTTTGTCCACGTATAAAGCCAGTGCCAACGTATTCAGTATCACCTCTAATAACACCAGCAACACCGTCCACGATAGCGGTCGAATCGTCAGCAAATACTGAGCCTTTTATATCAGTAGCAAACGGTACACCCTGATCAAAAAGTCCGCCCAGTGCGTCATCTAGGTCTTCTGTTCTAAGAAATCCGATATCATCTGTAAATTCTGAAAGGAATTGAGGAGCGCCTTGTAGGGCAGCATAACTAATAAATCCTGTAACAGCATCAAAGACCTTAGTTTCGTTGTTTGTTAGCAAATCACCTTTGAATTCAGTTGCTGTTACTCGACGAAAACCAAGCGCATCAGTGCCTATATCAACTGTATTGTCCACAGTAGGTAAAATTATTTCGCTAACTTCAATACGTTCTACTTCGATATTACCAATGTCACTGAACGGTCTAAACTCCAGCCCAGTACCATCTTCTTTGACCTTGACAAAATAGTCAGCAGCCCCTACAAAACTGTTAGGTGTATCAGTTAGATCAGCAAAAGCCTGTGCTACCAGTCGATTTCCGTTTACAGTTATGTCTGCTGCGTTGATTGTGCCCAGTGCCGTGATGTCTTGTACATTTACTATCGAACTTTCTCTAAGGTTAAGATTGTCGCCACTAGGCAATTCTTTTATTTTATTACCGGCATCAGCGTCTAGTACCAGTGGAAATCTATTTGCCATTCTCAAAAATCCTATTGTTTAGTATATTTATCGCATCTTATTAAAGCGTAGCAATCCTAGTTTGAAAATCAGTAAAATCTGTACTTGCTGCTACCTCTGCTTTTAGTGTAGACAAACTTACGTAACCGGGAATAATACCGTTTACCGCATCAACTAACAACGTGCTGTCATCGGCAAATACTGAACCTTGTATATCCTGTACTTCAGCAGCCGCTGCACCATTTACCAGCAACGCACCTGAAGCAGTAACTTCAATTCTAGCACCATTTAGATATATAAAATCTGCTACATGTAGATCTGTCCATTGTCGTTCGCTGCTGCCTAGATTGTAAGTAGCGTCAATACTAGGCACAAGATCACTTGCTGTCTGATCAGGCGCAGCAAAGTTACCAGCATACAACTCATCAAAATTTTCATTTATTTTACGAAACGCAGAACGTAACGGATCACCATCGCCTCTGTTGGGAGTGGTTCCTAGATCAATTGTTTGTCTTGCCATGTGTTGGTTTTCCTTTGCCCACTTGTATTCTCAGTTTTCCTGCTGTAGCAACTACTTGACGTTGCTGCGTATTTTTTGTATCAGTGCTGGTCTGCGCACCACGTTGAATTAACCTATCTACATACGATTTTTTCATTAGTGCTTACCTACCACTACTTCTATTACACCACGATCTGTGGTTGTTTTGTCTTCTAATGCTTTACCTATCACAGTTCCTACACCGGGTGTGTTGTTTACCATAGCATAACCAGGTATAGCACTGGCCACCAACATATCACCTTTCTGAACTTTGCCAATCACCTTACATGGAACACGACCTGTAAGCGCAATGCCTGTGACATGATCGCCTTTGAGGTGACTGTTCATCAAGTGTGCAGGATTTGTAGTCACAACACCAGCTACACGATGTGTGTCTTTTTCGGTATTTATAGTAACTTCGGCTGTGCCACCGAATACTACTACAGTACCTGGCTCATAATCTGCATCTGCTAGATAATTTTCTGCCAAGTCAGCGTAGTATGATTCAGTAGCAGTACCACGGAACAGTGTTGCGTATATGTTAGCATACTTGCGAGAAGCACTGCCTATATCATAAGCATTGTCAGTATCTGGCGTTACTCCTGTTGAGCTAAAAATAAACGGAGTAACACTTGAACTAGTGCCGCTGTCGCCTGTTACAATAGCTACTTGACCTGTGGTAGTAACACCAGTGCCTGCACCAATTGCTAAACCAGTTGAAGCTGAACCTTTTTCACCTGCTGCTTCAATAAAGCTAGAATAGATCCAGTCAACAGCCAGTCTGCTTTCACCATTAAGTGTTGATTGGTTTTGTAGAACGCTTTCTGAAACACCTGTGCCAGCTATATTAACACTGCCGGGTATTTCAACTGTTGGAAATGTGGGCGAAACTCCGCCACTACCGCCAACTGCTCTTAATATTTCACCCTGCGCCGGAGTTTTAAACACTACAGTTGTAGTATCCAGTGCTAGGATTTCGTATGTACTGTCCCCGCCCAATATTAGACTGTTGGCCTGTACACTGCCATTGGCTCTAGTTTTTACTATTGAGTTTACTTCACCAGTTGTGGTCACGTTTGAGATACCGTAAGTACCAGCACCAGTCTTAATCAGTGCTTCGCCTGGATCACTAACCGCTGTGACAATAGATGTAAAATCAACATCAGCTAAGCCGCCGCCTTCTTGAATAACTGTGCTAAACGGTATTTGATCAATATCGTTATCTGAACTGTCACCACTCCAATTACCCAGAACATTGCCGTCCTGTATACGTTGTATTTTTTTAAGCGGCAATTGACCGTCAGCAATGGTTATCCATCCGTCCGTGTTAGCAAACACAATACTATCAAACGCAGCAACGCCTAGGTCTGCTTGACTGATAGATATAGCATTTGATCTAGTTGTAGCTGCGTTAAGATTTAGCTTGCTTTGAGCTATGTTAGCACCGGCATTAACATCTGAGTTTACAATACTGTTAGGATTTATTTGGAAGTTTAGTGTAGTAAATCTATCTGTTACTGTGCTTCCTACCACTGTAACTTCTCTGTTAGTAGTAATCAATATATCACTTGCAGGATTTGCAACACCGTTTGCCCATTCATCGACCGGTCCGTCTATAACTAACCCTTGAGTGCCGCCGATTACTCTTATAATATCGGGATCTAGCGATAAGCCTGCAGGCCTACCATCGCTAAATTCACCGGTAAGTGGAGTATATGTAATTTCTACAACTGCTCCTTCAAGTACTGTGTCTGTTTTTACATCAACTATCAGTCCAGTTGCTCCGGTAATTGTGCCAGAAATTTCGTTCCCTCGCTCAAAAGGACCTCCTACTACACTACCTGCACTAACAATTAGTTTTTTAAACCCAGTAGCAACTAATAGTTGTCCTACATCGTATTGATTATATTCGACACTGCGCAGATCTTGTATTTCATCTAGACCGCCTGCTGCGTTGTCTACATAAGCTTTTGTAGCAGCATCAGATGCTGTTACTGGTGCACTTAGATTAGTGATAGTATTTCCAGCAGCGTTTAGATTATCTGTCATCGGAACAGCACCGTTTGGAGCAAGTACACCAGGGCCTAATTTATTAGCAACAGGAGCACCTGTTACATCATATCCTAATCGTCTGTTAACATAGCCACGCACAGCACTTTCTGTTGGTACTGTATCTGAAGCATTATCTACCATTGCCGTGTCAGTACTAAATTCAGTAATAACAACACCGCGTTTGAAGCCTAGTCCATCAACGTCTGACAGTGCAAGACTTGCACTAAATGTAACTGTACCAGTTCCTTGGTCTACTGCGAAGAATCGACCTACACGGAAAATACCATTTTGATCTGTACTCACATAGAACACACGACCTTTACCTTTTTCGATAACTTCGTTAGCTTCCTTCTTCTCGCCTGGCTCGCCAAAAATGACATTTGGATAGTTGCTTGAGTTGAACCCGCCTGTACCGATATCTAAGAAATCGTGTCCAGTTGCACGACAAGTACTAATATTAACTGTAACACTACCAGTAGCGCCAGCTTTGAGACCTGCACGTAGAGTAACAAGTTCCGAACCTAGTACTACTGTGCTTGCGATACCAGTTGCGTCTGTTTGGTTAATTGTATCATAATCAACTAGGTCAACAATTGCGTATATGTTATCTTCGCCTGGCTCTTCAACTATATTACCTACACCAACACCTCTATAGTTAAACGCATAATGCTTTTTTCCGGCCCATGTCACAATAGGTGATTCAATTGTTAATGAGTCCGCTGTCCAACCTGCCGGCCTATTTGCTTCGGGAGTTCTTGCGTTGTTGTTAAGTCTAAATATTTCGTTAGTATCTGCTAATTTAATAGCAAGTACTGTGTCGCCTGCTGTTCCACCTTTTGTAGTACCGGTATTTGCCAGTGCAACTTCTTGTGCTTTAGCAGGATCTATAGTTAATCTAATAAAATCGTATGAACTGTCTAATCCTGCTTGTGAAGTATTAGTAGGCAAATCATCTCCTAAACTGTCACTGGTTAAGAAGCTAATACTTCTATAAACAAAGTCTGGATTTTCATCAAAAGTTAGTGCAGTGCTTGGACGAATAGTTAGTACATCTGGACGAGCCAAATCACTAATAATATGTGTTTGATTACGATAATAAACTATACTAGTGTTAAATGGTACAATTTCTAACAGACCATTTGCGCTGAATGTTGCATCGCCTGTACTAAAGTTAAGCTTATAAACCTTACCACTATACATTGGAGTACTTGCTTCAACTGCAATAGTACCACTTGCACTTACTTCGGTTACTGCGCCATCTGCTAGTGCAACTGCGTCTATTGTAACTGTACAATCGTTTGTAGGCGTTTCGCCACCAAGCTTATCACCAGTTACTACAAATGTATCTCCTACTGTATAGTCTCTGCCGTCTTCTGCTACTTGGAATGTTGCACGGTATCCCGCATCAATTGTTTTAGTTAGTGTAAATACAAACCCACTTGCACCAGCATTTACTGTAGTTTTAGTATAATCTGATGCACCAAGGTCTGCGTATTCACCAACTACATGTTGTACAATTTCTGCATTTGCAACTTCATAACGTGCGAATGCAGGACGAGTGGGATGATATATATTAACTTCTGATCTGTTTGACGGAGCGTCTTGCATATCGTACACATACACCGAAAGTCCTTCAACTGGGTTGTCGTACCCATTAGAGTCTACAATTATCGGGACACTATTTGCTCCCAGTGCGGTAACTGTAGAGTCACCTGTAATAGGACCAGTAATACTTAATTCATTAGTTGTGTCAAATGCTCCAGAAATATCAGTTATATATAGTACATTGCTGCCGCCAGTTTGACTTGTTGATACTGCTATCTTACCAACTGCACCAGTAAGTGTTTGTGTGATTTCTTCGCCAGCTTCTAAAATAACAGGACCTGTTAGTGTAAGAATAGCATCTACATCAAATGCTTTAGCAGGCTGCGTCATATCTTGATATAGTGCAATTGAATCTGGAATCTCATTAGGATCCGACCCTTCGGCAACTAGACCAAACTCACCATAACAACTTGATCCCGTTAGTGATCTAATTTCAGCACCGTTTTTAGCATAATAACTAGCGTAGCAGTAGTATGTAAACATGCTAACCATTTCACTTAGGGCGCCGTTTGCAGCAACTAGTCCGTAACCCAAGTCGTTAACTTGTGTAAAGTCATTGCCTAAGATACTTCTGTTACCAGCTGTTTGTAGTGTAAGTGGAATTGGAGTGCTGAGGTCGTCCAGATCAACACCGGTTCCTAGTAAACTAGTTAGACCAGTAAATCCTGTGCCGTTGTTTGAGTTTCTTGACAATATAAGTTCTGCAGTGCCTGCATTTTTATCGTATGCTGTTACTGCGTCAATTTGAAAACGTCTGCCGTCAACGTAAAATGCACTAGGTGTTTGAGGGCGTCTTACAAATAAACCCTGTGGTTCTGTTGGAGAACCTAAACTTTGAATCCTTAATCTAAATGCATTGCCGTCTACTTTTTCTGTAACTTGTACAGCCGAGTTACCTACAAACGCATCAACAAACAATCCACCCCTAAACGCTTGTTTATTAAGCGATTTCGAAAAGCTTGAACCAGTTTGAATGTATGGTGATTTAGTTAGTACTTGGCCTTCTGGATCAAGCACACACATAAATCCACCGTGTCCTTGCACTGTTAGATTTCGCACAATAGTTGCATCGTTCATCAAGAACACATCCATCTCATCGTTTCTCAGTGGAGGATTGTACTCTGCATTAAATGCAAACTTAACGGTATTAATCAAGTTTTGTAACACAACACTAGGACCGTCTATTACTCTCCAAAATTCTGCTATCTCTCCAGTGCTGAATGTGCTGCCTGATATATGTTCTTTTGTAGGTGTATAGTAACTTGTTACTCCCAACCCAGTTGTAAACTTAACAACATTTCCTAAACGATAGGTTCGGCTCGATTGCCATTGTGCTGGATCGCCGTCGCCATTAAAGTCATCGAACGTAAATTCAGGGCTTACTCCGTATATTGTAACTGGTGCCAGACCTCTAATAATTCTTTTACCTATTGTGGCAATGTATTCTATGCTTGCAGCTTTTTGTGTTTCTGTACCAGCAGCGACTGTGCTGGCATTAAACTGGCCCTGAGCTTCTAAACTAAACTCATTTCCACCATTGCGTAGATCTTTAACTAGAGCATCTACGATTGATCCTGCATCTCTAGCCCATGCAGGTCTAGAATATCCAGCAGATCCGATCAGCGCAGGATATTGATCTTCAACAAAGTTCACTACCTGCTCTTGTATAAATTCTCTATTGTCAATCAAAGACAGAGCAGCAGTTTCCCAGTTGCCTACGTTTTCATAACCTTCGCCGATATTTTTTAATTTTTCGGGCTGTGTTAGGTAATGATAACCAAAATATCCATCAGCTCTTCCAGTTAAAGGATTTATATATTCAATACCGTTAGGAACATTAGCAATTGTAAATGTAATGCTAGTAGCGCCGCCTGAGCCTAATAGATTATCGCTAACAGTTAGTCGTTCACCGTGTTGGAAGTCCTTGCCTGCATTAGTAATTGTGATGTCTGTTATTGCGCCGTCGCCTCCAATGGTAATATCAAATTCTGCATCTTTGCCTAATTTATCTGTTGTCCATAAACTTACACTATATGTACCTGGGGTTCTAGATGCATTAGTTTGTGGATCAAATGCAACCGCTTCAATATTTGACTTACCTAATATAAGATCATCAAATTCTGCATCTCTATAGAAGAAAGTGTTTGCCCAACGTGACTGTGATACACGCTGCTTTGGACGCACAATACAACGTCTAAACTCATCACCTTTGACCGAAACGTTCGCAGGTACACGAATCGGATAATCTTCTTCGTAAATGCCACTTTCAACACGTATAGTGATCTGTGTTTCTCTTACAATATTTCCGTATTCTAGTTCTTCACCTTCTTCAAATTCAAACGGCTCTAACAGTTGTACTTCAATTTCGTCTGTGGTTGCTACGCTTACTGCTCTATCACCAGCTTCGTATCTATAATCAATAATACGACCAATTGCTCCTGAGTTTTTACCTCTCACTACCTTTCCGGGAATAATATCAGTGTTTTCCGGATTAGCTTGATCAATAAATCCAAGATTATCATTCGATATGTTGATTTTGTAAGTAGTTTGACCATCAACAATAGCCGGCGCATTTAGTACACCGTCATTGATTACGTCAAGAACAATATCAAATTTAGCACCAATAGCTTCATCTGCTGAAGTGTCAGGTACTTCACCTAAATCAATAACCTGTGCAACACGATCTTGATACAGTATAGATGGTGCTGTGTTTGTTAAGATAAATTGTGTTACCAGTGTCTTAGCATATTCAATACCAGCAATAGTCTGTATACGCTGTGAACCAATAGCACGTTGCGCACTTACGTTTGAATAATATCGTATACCAGACCAACGAGATAGATAGTTTGCATTGTTACCCAGCAGCGCATCTAAGCTAACACTGTCTAGAATATATCCAACATCTCGTTGGCAGATTTCTTTACTATAACTGTTGGCGAAATCAGGGAATGTAGCATCAATATAACCTGTAACTTCTTTGGCTACAAACTCTTTGTTTTTCAGAATCAATGTTCTAGCATCTATACGTCCTAGGATAGGACTGGCTATGCCAGCTGTAACAATATTTGCAGCGGCAGCACCATTATTAAACGTCATAGTCTGCAGGTACGGACCGGGTTCAAACGGTGCAGCTTCTATCAGTTCTTCGGCTTTTTGAGCCGCAGCATTAATAGTACGGAAGGCGTAACTAGGAGCGCGACCTTCTTTACCGTCTGGGGTGAATGTTTGTAGATCATTTCCACTGGTACTTACAAATAGGTTTACTTGACTAGATGCAGCGGCATTGTCTACATACAGTTTTGTAGCAGCCTGTAGGTCATCTGGACCATTTGGAAGACCTGTGCCTGCTAGTTCACCTGGGTGATCAAACAGATTAAGCGCACCAGTCATGTTGTCGCCCTGACGACGAACTGCACTCTTTCTAGGAATAGCTACATTGCTTAACCAATTGCCCGGCAAACTAGGATCATATGCTGCGTCAGTGATAGTAAATGTGCCGGTACCACCACTCAGTAGTATGCGCCCAGTGTTGTTGATAGCATCAGCTTCGCTGTTGTAAAACGCCAGAGTATCACCGTCTACAACTCGGATAAACACTGAACCTTCGTTGGTTACACCAAATGGTTCTGTTCCTATTGTGCGAAAAATAAATTCAGCACCATTAAACGCATCACTCAGTCCGTGACTCGGCGCAACAAAATTACCCAAGCTTAGGCTATTAGCTGTAACTGTGTACTGTGTTGCGCCAACAGGTTCGTCAGCTAGACGTATGCCGCCGCCTGCCACTTCTTTTTCTTGATAGTTTCTATCGGCGAAACTTTTGTTAATAACTAGATCGCCTATATCAAAGTCAGTGCCATATACTGAGTTAAAAGTATCAACGGCTGCTTGACTAACTGTTATACCTGCAATAGGCTGTGTTGCTGCGTTGAGAGGACCGCCCAGTGTTGGTTCTGGATCGTTAGAAACACGAGATACCAGCTGTCTAACAATCAGCTTACCGTCAACGCTAAAGTCAAAACCAATTGTGTCAACTCCGCCATCCAGTGCATTGTCTGAGGCAAGTTCTAACAAGTTTAATCCACTACCATCTGATCTTACTGTGGGTACTTTGTTTTCGTTGCCTTCGTAGGTGTTTGGCGTATCACTTAGATCAGTAAAGCTGATCTGTCCACCGATACCAAACACAGCATATAGTTCTTGAAAGTTATTATTTACTTTGCGAAAACTTTCGCGAATGCTATCGCCAGTACCGTCATTACCTTCTACACCAATGTCAACTTGTTGTCTTGCCATTTAAACGCTCCATTTATTCCGTAAGTTGTGGAATTTTATCCATATCAAAATTTACACTAACGCCACAGCCACAGCTTGATTTTGCATTAGGATTTCTTATCTCAAAGTTTGAACCTACTAGACTACGCACATAGTCAACTTCAGTTCCTATCAAAAACATCAAGCTGGTTGAACCAATTACGAATCTACCACTGTCAGCTTCTATTATTTCGTCACCGGGATTTAGATCTGAACTATCTGCAACAGTTCCCCAGTCATATTCAAAACCAGCGCAGCCGCCACCTTTTAGATTAAGGCTTATAGCATAACAGTTATTTTCTTCGCATAGTTTGTTTATCTGTGCTTTGGCTGTTGGTGTAAGTGTGCAAATGCTCATATTTTACCTCTTGTTAACAATATTTATCGTATGATTTTATAATCTTAATGTAAATATATGTATGTTCATAAGAGAATTTACAGAGCAAACCCGGCACGTTAGACGCAGCAAATTAGGCACAGAACACGAGTATTATCGCAGTTGTACCTATATAGTGTTTCGTTGTGACTGTTGTGATCAAGAATTTTATCGTGCTAGAGGATCAATGGATCCGAAACGATTAAGCAATAATTATTTTCATGTGTGCTCTAACTGTGATGCTAAACGTTTCGCTCAAAAGAAAGGCATAGAACGCAAGCAGGTTTGGAATCTACACGCCAGCAGCAATATTCCTATCAGCAAATTATAATTATTTGCCTTTGGAACCAAACTTAGTTGATGCTTTTAGGTTACCTTTTTTCTTAGTTGCCCATGATTTAGCCATATTATTTTTCCTTTTTCCAAATAGTCCATGCTCCGTACGCAATAGCACCATAGGCTACTACTGTGCCGATTGGTTCTATCACAAGATATGCAACGCCTGCGCCTATCAGTATTGCACCGTCCCATGATGTTCTTTCGCGTACTCTAGCCAGTATCCAATTTTTTGCCAACTCAACCATCGTTTCTCTTCTCCCTCTACTAATTACTTATATAAATAGATTGTTAAAGGAGATAGACGATGATCACATGGTTAAAAAAACTTTTAGGTACTACTACTCCTGCTGTTGCAGCACCTGCTACAATTGCTACTCAGGTAGTTAAAAAAGTGTTGCCAGTAGAAACTAAGCCTACAAAGACAAAAAAAGAAGTCACTAAAAAAGCCCCAGCGGTAAAAACCGCAGAGGCTCCTAAAAAGCGTGGACGTAAGCCTAAGGACGCGAGCTAACTTGATTAATTAGCTGTTCAATACTACGTTCTTGACGAGCCTGCTTTCGCTCTAATACGGTGAAAGCGGCTCGTGTTTTTTTGAGTTGTTCTTCTAAACTGCGAACATATTCCAGTGTGGGTATTTCTTTGTTAGATCCGTCTTCAGCAACCATTGTAAAACGATCAACACCCTGCGCTCGTAGACCACCTGCTACACGGTTAGGATTTTTATCAGCCTGGGACTGTGTCTGGCTGGGGCTGCGTCCATACATCTTGTTGAGATAGCTCATTTTGTTTCTCCTTAAAGTATTTATGTAGCTCACTGTTGGCTAAGTTTTTGCATTTTGCCTCGCACATGATATCAGCTGTATCCAAAAAACTCATTGCCCAGTCGTTAGCTGCTGAGTTAGGATAATAGTCACTGTGTGCTCTAAGCTTCTGTTTCTTATGACCTGCCGCAAGCAATGCGGGCATATCGGGCAAACTATCATGTGCAAAGTCTAAGGGTAAATGTTCATTACGACTGTAGCTGTAATGTATAGCCGGACGCACGCCTCTCCAGCTGTCAATCACACGTAGATATCTATCATCTGTGGGCTGAATGTATTCACCTGTGCGAATCCAGTGATGATGTATGTCGAGAACGAGGGCAAGGTCTCCTCCAAGTTCAAGGCTTGCGTCGAGTCCCCACGAGTTTTCGTCGTTCTCAATTGTAATAACATTTCGCGCCTCTGGAGATAATCTTGAGAGGACACGTTTGATACCGGATGGACCTTGTCGACCCGAGATGTGGACGTTGCATTTAAAATCTTGGAATGATCGTCCGTAACCCATGCAGCGGATGAGAGTGGCGTGATATTCAAATTCTTCAATGCTCCGTTCTACTATTTCTTCATTGTCGCTTGCAAGTACAGTAAATTGACCAGGGTGCATACTGAGTCGTACATCCAATGCTCTTGCTGCTTCGCCTACAGCGCCGTAGTGTTTCTCCAAATAAGCAACAACATCAGCACGCTGCCAGTAGTAACTCCAGTCACGCTGTGTATAACAAGGAAGCTGGTTACTGCCCAGTCTGACCATTCTAAGTTCAGGCGGAAGACTTCCCACATACTCTACTAGTCGTTTTGCTGCGGCTGCGTTGTGAACCATGATGTCCCACAAACGTTGTTCTGCAACATCCTTACTCTGTCTATTTAACCATTGTACTGTTGTACACTTTTCAGTCAACGGACGTTGAATTTCTTCTAGTACTTTTTTCTTTTGTGTTTGATCTGGATGTAAAAATTTACACGCAAATCCTATACGTTGTATCGATTGATCTGTCATGATATGCCTCTGAGTTTGCCTAAAATTTGTTAGCTTAGTGTATATTATAATATCGTTAGCGCCAGTTGTCAACCACCCATTGATCCTTACAGTTGTGTGGATTAGGATCGCCGTGAAATACAGCAATACTGGTTTGATCTTTTACTGTGGGATCTCCCGGTGTTAAAAAGTCTCTAGCGCCTCTAGGTTGATTATCAAAACGGGGCTTGCTGCGCATTTCCCATTTGTAGCTTTGTATCCATTCTTCAGGCCAGTATTCAAAATTGTTTTTGATAACATAGCGTATCCAGTCTTGATCTCCAAAATGTCTCCTAGTGATATTTTTTGGATCTTTGACGAAATCTGTGTACACTTGACTGTGCTGACCTGTGGTCAATCTAAATACCGAACTGTTAAACTTGTCATACTTTTTAATAACATATCTGTTAAAGTCTCGTATGATACAAAACTTGCCTTCTTCATAGGTAAACAAAGTGTCAATATTTCTAAAGATTATCATGTCTAGATCTAAAAATAGTATAGTACCCCTAAGTCCTAGACCAGGGTTAAAAAACATGGGTTTGAACCACCAACCAGTGACCGGCAGTGTGGGCAGCGGTTCTATACGAATGTTAGCATCTATGCCCTGTGCGTTTTCTGTAAAACAAACAAACTCGTAGTCTATAGTAAGATTACGTTTGACCATCTGATATAAATTGTTTACATATTCTGGTCCGTATTTGTTGCCATATTTTAAACAGCACACATAGCGATTGATATTTCTCAACGGCGCAGGTGGGATAACAACTGGAGAAGACTTCTCAGCCTTCTCCGTTGCCTTGCGGGCTTTGCGTTCAGTTTTGGTTTCTTCAACCTTCATAGATTGCTGAATTTGCGTCATGCTCAAACACTTCTGCACTGACCAAACGCACACTGCTTTCTACTGGATAGCGACTGTGCTTGTTCTGCTTCATTTCTTCCAACAGTTCTGCCATTTTGTCGTAGCAGATTTTAGCAAACATTTCGCAGCCAACACCTTCTACAATACGCAGATTGATTATGCCTTGATCGTTGTATCCACCTGTGATTGCGTTGAGCGACTTGAATGTATCCAGTTGAGGATCATCATATGCAACCACTGTTGTATGGTCAAACATCTGTTCACTCCACTCTTTGAACAGCTTTAGTCCACCAAAGTCCATGACCCAGTTTCTACTGTCCAGTGTATCAGTCTCAAAGATCAGTTTGATACCAAGTGAGTATCCATGCAGTAAGCTACAATGACTGTGTGTAGCACGCCACTGACGGAAGCAACAGCTTAATCCTCTGTCAGTACCATATGTTTTAGTCGAATAGTATTTTGCCATTTTTATACTCCTAGTTTAATGGAGTGTGCGGAATATTTAGAGTGGGTCGAACACATAGTCCACTACAGTTAATATACTATATATTACTTATGCTGTCAACTGTTAGGTTAGATTTTTTCCAACTGTTGGGCAACTGCCATGCATCTGTTTGAAATATTGTAAACTGTGTTTGTGGAAAGTGTGATACAACCTGTGCTATTTGATAGATCCAATATCTGGGATCAACTGCACTGTGATCACTGTGTTTGTAGTTTTCGCTGTCTTTGTAAACGTTATTGATTTTGCCGTTGCTGCTGTAGAGGTCAAATCCAATCAATCCTACTGTAGAACTGAGTGTTGCTCCTAGCAGCACAGCATATGCACCACTGCCCCAATTGAATGGATCATCTGCTTTTGCAGCGCCTTGATATGGTAAGTTTGGCACAGGTTCTATGTCAAATCTCATATACCAATCAGATCTTGTGTAAACAGTTCTGTCCTCTGTTGCTCCGAAACTGATTGCTTCTTTGACCATAGGTCTGTCTACACACACTAGATGTTCAGTATAGCAGTCTCTAAATACTGCATTACATCCTATTTTTGGCATGTTGATTTTATTTAGATCAATGCCTGATCTGCTTTCTCCATTACCTATTATCAGCATCATCGATTTGTAAATCTTTGCGTATACCTATCACATGTGTTCGAACAACATCAATTCTGTCGCCCACTGAGCCTAGCAATTCTGCAAGTGTTTTAATTTTAAAAATTGCCCACCACCACCAAAACACGCCAACGCTGAAAAACACCACTGCGCCTATTACTATTGCGTAATCATATACGCTGTCCCAACCGAAGAAATGTAGAAACACCAGCACGGCCAGTGCTGTAAAGGGCAGAGTCCAGGCAGCATATGCCCACCATCTTACTTGTTTTTTGGTTTTTTTCTTAAAATTATTTTCAGACATAGTATGCTCCTTCTATAATATTTATAGGCTAGAGCAAAATAGTTTTATGCTGACTTATGAGCCAATCTGTCCAAACGGCTTCCACATACCTGGTGTACCTTCTCTTACACAGATCCAGCCTACATATCCTGTAGGCTTGGGATCGTTGCTCCAAACAATGTCACCCTTATCATATGTTCCGTTTGTAGGTATTGCGTCAGCAACTTCGAATTTTTTTCCTTGGAATCTCACTGCACCTGATGTACTAATGTCAACGTCGGGGTTCTTTACATTAACTCCCAACTTACCAATCACAGTGGTCTTTGTTTCAATACTAGTTCCCAGAGTGATATTTCCGTTTTTCGAAACTGTCATTCGTGTGGTATCGTCTGTAACAATTTCTAGATCATCTGTGGTCCAATTTCCGATTCTGGTACTAGCACCTTCTACGTCAATTATAAATTCATTGTCTAAGCTTGCGATGCTTATGCTAGCATTTGGCGCATCAGTACCAAAGCCTAATCTCTGGGCTGACGCATTGTAAAAGATAAATTCATCTATAGTTAAATCACCTTGAGTTGACAAATTGTTAAGAGTGCCAACTTCGGTTAGATAACTTTTTCTTACAGAACTGCCTAATTCATTTTTTCTAAGCACTGGGGTATTGTCAATGCTATAGTAAGATTCTGAGTTAAGGTCTATAATCTCTGTGGTCCAGATTCTGTCAGGGTTTGCTCTATAAACAAATTGCTTAGTAGCACCAGTGCCTTTCCAGTGCAATCCTTGGCCATATGGACCTTTTTCGCTCGAACTATTAAAAACAACAGGCTTAGTAGAAATAATTGCTATGTCCTCAACTCTTAGCGCAGTTTCTACTATCTCATGTATAGAGTCTCCTAAGGCGTTAAGAGCAGACTCTAGTGTTGCTTTTGTTTGTTGTTCCATATCAGTACCCTATCTATCTTAGACAGTGTATTTATATGAATTTTTAATTTACCTTGAGCAGCACGGTATCAGGATTCAGTCGACCACTTAATTTTGTATCAGTAGTTGCGATCTCTTCCATAAACTTGCGCAGAGCAACTTTGCCAGCACTTTTGAACGCTTTGAGTTGCTCTTCAGGCTTGCGCAGAGTTTTCTGAACACTGAGGCTTTCATCAAAGCCTTCAATTGTAGTGCCTTTGATACTAAGCCCAGTGCCTTCACGCTTCATACCTTTTGGATCAACATTAGCAGCAACATACTTGCCCAGTTTGCGGGTTTTGACATTGAACACCCAAAGTTCACTTGCTCCCACAACATCAACAGGATTAACACTGGTCAGTTTGTATTTGTCGTCAACCTTGAGATATTTCATCTTGGCAACCAGTTTGTCTGCGCTCTTAGGTTTAGCAACACGCGGCTTGCGCTTGGCCTTGCTTTGCTCAATCACAAAGTCAAGTGCGTCAAGCAGGCTAGTGATTGCTTGTGTATACTTGGCGATGTCTGCTTTTTTAAGATGCGCATAACCTTCTTTGAGCTGTGCCCAAAGGTCAGCCTCCAGTTCAGACATCTTTTTAAGTTGACCCGCAGTGGGCATACGTTCTAAATCTTCAAAGTCAGCCAGTTCATTTTCATAGAATCCTTTGAGCCTACGAGCGTGTGCCTGTGTAACACCAGTACGAGCAAAGTGCGATTTAAAGTCAAAGCCCATAGGATCAAACTGAGCCTTGTCTAGAACAAAGCCTTCCAGCCACGTTTCAATAGCCTCTGATTGTGCTTCTGCCTGTTCTGCGATGCGCTCTTGAATTGTAGGAGTGTGAGCATTCTTCTTTGTCTTTTCCTCAGCAGTTTTTTCTTCTGCGAGTTTTTGACCTTCTTCTGCGAGACCTTCTACCCACTTGACAATACCAGTCTTGTATGCTTTAGGAATCACTGAGGGATTTACTTCAAGTAGGAAAGCGGTACAGGCCCAATGGCTGTAGTTGTTGGTTTTCCAGTCAGGCAGTTTGTTGATCGCTGCTACTGTCTTGCGGTCATAGTTGTTGCGGATATAATCCTTGACCTTGTTGGCCCATTCCTTTGATTCAATCTCATAGTGAACGAAGTGCTTGGCTTTGTTCCAGTTGTCTGTAGGAGCAAGAGCGAAACGATTCACACCACGACGAACTGTGCGAACTGTTTTCTTTTTGGGTTTGGTTGCTACTTTTGCTGCGCGAGCCATGTGTATTCCCTCTTTGTTGTGTTAATACTGTTATATAGTCAGAATTCGAGATTGTCAATGGCTAAATTTGAGATGGTAGTAGATTTCGTGTTTTGG